AGTGTATGGCCTCCTTGCGCTAACGCTATGGTGCTGCGTAGGCCCTTAGCAGCAGGGTTGGGCTAGGCTGGTTTTAGAGGAAGATAGGGCGCAGAATGGACGCAAGCGCCCATTTCCGCCCGAATCTATAGATTATATACCGAGAACCAGTAGGCGTACTCGATGGCAACGAGTAAGACCGGATCGTTCTGGCTGACTGAGAACATAGAATTGGATGTAGATGCAAGCGTTGTTCAAGGCTCGATTGATCTGGGTGCGTATGTCGATGTCGGTGACCAGCAAGCGATATCCATCGAACAGGTGGACTTCATCTTCCAGCGAAAGAACCCTACGGGCTTCTATTCAGCCGAGGTTGAACAAGTTGTAGCCATTGGTGCAGCTACCGTCGATTGCCAGGTTAGCGACCTCAACCCGGGCACCCTCATCCAGCGTGCTGATGACAATAGCCTAATCGCATCGGGCAACCTTCACATCGATGGGGCGAACTATGTGGTCACCCATATGACAGACTTCTATCCGGACATCTTCGGTAAGCTGGATGAGTCGAGGATGGTCGTGAATGATTCACTCTATGTCTGTGGCGTTCTCAATGGAACTGTATCTGCCAACGAGACCCTCTCCCTCACTGTGAGAATCAAGGCTCGCATCGTCAAACTCTCCACCAAAGACTGGATGGCGATTGCGATCCAGAGCACGGCAAGTGACAATTGAGGTGGGCTGATGCCCAACTACTGTCCAAACTGTGGAGAATCCCTAGGCTCCGCGAGCACGCGGAAGGGTGGCGTCCGAAAGACAGCCAGGAGAGCCTATGAAGATCCAGACACAAAGGTAGCGAGGAAGGTTAAGCGTAAGCCGAGCGCGTACAACAAGCGGTATGCGAAGGCGTACAAGCGTCTGAAGAAGAAGCATCCACGAACTTCCTTCGCTGGATTGGCGAAGAAGGCACACAGGTTAGCCAGGAGGAAGAAGTGAATGGCGAAGAAGGAAAGGGTACTCGAGAGACTTCTCAGGAAGTTCATCCCACCCCTGTTAGTTAACGTAGATGAGAGCATTAACTTCACTGCTTCTGGAGCAAATTGGGAAGTAATCACGGCAACTGATTCAACAGGGAACCCGACTTATTGGGCCGTCTTCCGTTCGTACTTCGATCTATCAGGAATAGTTGAGAAGCAGGAGACACTCTTCACGGTCAATCCGATGTTCCAGGAAGGATGTGATTGGAACTTCATTACCACCAACCCGATAGGTGCGCTCCAGGTCTGGGATATCCTCTCTCAGGAGTTCATCACCGATGCCACTTTTGATGGAGTGGTACCGGCATCGGGAAATTGGATCGCGCCTGGCTTGGATGGTGGCCTTGCCTCAGCTGGATTGATTCGTGTCGGCGCACCTTACGAACTCGAAGACATCCACTATGGGAATGCACGGTCCTTTCAGTTTGGCGCAACCACTGCTGCGGGAACATCACCCTTCCTCCCGAACCAAACTCGTTCCTCAAGCTGGGGAGTCGGCTCGGCAACGGCCGGGCAGAAACTCTACATTACCAGGGCGATCCATATCTCAAGTGCTCTCTTAGCAGCACCTGCTAATGAGATCAGAACTCCACCTACCGCAGTGATTGTTCCTGGTCTCATCGCCAAGGAGACTGACCTCCGGTACATCGAACGCCTCCGACGATCCTACGTCGTCCAAGCGACGGTGGATTGAATGGGCGCTCCCCAGTTTGTGTACGGTCTCATTTGGAATAAGTTCACGCAGGGCTCAGCCCTTGTTTTTGTTTCAGGGTATATGTTCAGTCTGGGAGGCTGGCCCCTAACTAAGTACATCGCTAGGGGGGCTCTAGGATGGGGTGCGGAGATCGCGGGCTCGGGGTACTTCGGACATCAGGCGAGAGCAATAGGAGCACTGGCAACCACCACACCAGGACAAGTTGTCGTTGGAGGAGCAGTTGGATATGGGGTCGGTCTAGGTGTGGGTTATGTTGTATCTGATCAACTCTACGGAGAAGAAGGAGCGGACCTCTTCCTCGACGTCATGACACCAGGGGGCGATGTTGGCATCCTCACCAAAGATGCATGGACTGAGGTGATCGGTCCATCAGTGAAAGAGCAGGCCGTAATCAGCATGAAGAGAAAATCCGAACTCTCACTAAGACAAGCAGCCGAGGAAAAGGCAGTTGAATTCGTACTCGGGCCGTTCTGGGGCCCAGCCTATTCATTCTTCAAATCGTGAACGCTAGTCTAGGACTTTCGAGTGTACTGGTTCAAGGATTGCTGCTCCTTGGGTACGCGTACCGTGTTTCCGCACTCTGGGCAATACCATGTTCTACGTTCGAGAGAGAAAACCATCGAGGCATTACAAGCTGCTAACTTCACAAAGTCCCACTCTCGACAGATCGTCATTCAATCATCCTCCTGGCAGCCGCGGCACAGAAGCCCGCGCCGCGGGTCGTCGACGACGCTGGTTCTCCACGCGGCGCACCGCGAGCACTTCTGTTTGCGTCGTGAGTTAAGCCAGGTCATTCAATCAGCCTCCAACGTTCTGATGAGGGCATCTATCTCTGCTCCGAACTTCGCTCGAACACGTTTCGTAGCTGCCCAGTCGTCGATGATGAGTTCCAACGCCTGGCTATTGTTGTCTCCCGTGTTGCGCATGGCGTGTTGATCTATCTGTACGCTCGCCCAGAGGGGTATTCTGAACGAACGAGTCAAGTACGGGCCCTTCTTGTCCCTGTTTCGGTACGATTTGGTCATATGGTTGGCCAATCGGATACCCTTTATAATCATATCATCAATCATGATCAAGGAGTGCTAAACTAAGTAGTGTATGGCCTCCTTGCGCTAACGCTATGGTGCTGCGTAGGCCCTTAGCAGCAGGGTTGGGCTAGGCTGGTTTTAGAGGAAGATAGGGCGCAGAATGG